TTTTCTTGGCCCGAAGGTTCTTAGGAACATCCTTATTATCAACAAAGGGCGCGCCCTGCTTGGTTTCTTTCAATCGTTCAAGTACAGGAAAGATTACGTATGCAAGAGTGCTATCTGCATTCCACATGTCCCATGGATCAACGTGGACTTGAACTTTTTGTTTACGCCAGCCCTGAATCCGATTCACTGTATAGTGTAGGACCGTCTGCCATACATCAAGGCATCCAACAACAAAGTGATCGATCGTTTCGTATTCTCTGTCATCAACATCCCAAGCGGGTTTGTTAAATCTCCACTCGAGATACTTGTCTTCCACACGTCTGACACTAAACCAGTGTGGACACTTTCCAATCTTTACTTTCATAACACATACTCCTCGTCATAGAAATGGAACCAGTCAGGCACTGGTCGCTTAGACCATTTCATAGTGAATCTTTTCTGTTTTGACTCATAGAAGACTCGATAACAATCGATTGGATCGCCGGCGTTCTTACACGATTCGTCGATCGCCAGAGGTGGCCGAGTCATCTTATCGACATGCATAATGTTGTTTGGAAGATGCGACAGCGGCTCGCGTAGTTGTGCATCCGTTGCGTGTAACTTGCCGTATCGATGAGTGAACTCGTCGCAGAGTGCGATGAAGTGCTCGTAGTGCCAGAGATAGTTGGCGGAGTTTGTTCGTGTCCAGACAGTACACGGATGATTCATGTGCACAGCCTTGTACATTACCCACTCACGTTCGTCCTCAAGACGCCACCGCCGAATTTTTCGACCATTGGAACTTTGATCAAAGTACTCGATACCGTCGAGCATACGATGACACGTCGAGAGCATCTGTGCCGACTCGATCGTCATCTTGTTGACGTGTTTGTCACACTGCATTTGAGCAGCAACTCGTGGATCACGGTGTAAGAAAAAGATATTCATAATATCGGCTCAAGTTTGTAAATAATAGTTTCCATTATATCAAAAATCGAATAGTTTGTAAACCATTTTATACAGATTATTGATCATCATTTGGCCAGTATTCCTCAGTCACATCGATAACGTCGGTAACTTGATTCAGGCGACACCAGTTAGCAAAGACGTACTTTGCATCCATATCAGTGCTGGGTTTGCCGTGTAATTCATAGATCTTACCCGATCGAGTAGTTGCTTCCATCTTATCGTAGTCAAACTCTTGAATCGGTGAACACACTCGGCCAAGACCATCGACGACTCCAACTAGATGCTGAGTCGCGTGATCAAGGCCTGAACAAGATACCTCGGCTACTGACCAGTATTCTATCACTACTCGAATCTCATTACCTGGTCTAAACAACATCGTTATCTACTCTCTTATAGAATACAGAAAATCCTACACCATACGCGGGACAGATTGAGATATATTCTGGCAAACCACATGCGTCTTTGTCGCCTCCTTCGCCAGAGATGAAGTATGTGTCCGGCATACGTTCGGGTATCGTATGGAAAAACATCTTTTTGAGTACCTCGAACTGTTCGCGTTCCTTTTCGTCGAGTGGTTTATCACTCATTCCGTTTTTCCATCATTATACCATCCTTGACACGTGATGTAAACAGTTCTGGATTGCCGCTGATACGATCGTAAGCACGACCTCCATCAATGTCACCACCGTCAACTGCGATCATATCATGCCGATGTTGTGAGTACACCAACTGACCCTCACATACTCCACACGTAAATTCATGATCCTCGATCTTATCGGCGTTAGCGATCATCAGACCACTATGACCGAGATAAAGACCAAAGTATCGATTACCGAACTCAGGGTGAGGAGTATCTCGATAAAAGATATCCATTGCGAGTGCCTCGGGTCCAAGTGCCGATGTGCACACGTATTTGACGGGAACACCGTCCTTTTCGGTATAGTGCTTTGTTATAACATTTGTATCATATAACGGTCGATGATTAAATTCCATGATATATACTCCAAGTATTTTCGGCCCATCGAATCTTCTTACCCGATTCTGATTCGTAGGCCTCAATAAGATCTTTTAATTCCCAAAGATCATCTGTTTCAAAATCCTCTAGCCATCCCGAGAAGTCATTCCAGTCTTCTCCGTGCATTGGAGGTATTGCATATTCTAAAGGGTAGTGTTCGCCAGGTACTCCATAGATGTCAATACGACCACCTGCGTAGTATGTGGTAATTTCGTCGTACTCGATTTCTTCTCCTGCCTGTTTTTTACCCAGTTGAACTAATATACTATTTTCGGTCAGGGTTTCCTTCACGGGTTTCAAAAGATCTCGATTGCGATACCAGTCCATGCTCATAGGACCCATCATATTAGTCGAGTAGGAAATACTCATTACTTTATTTTTCACTTTTAGAACATTCTATATGTATGGCAATCATCGCTATGAACCACCACACAGTCATAACTGTTCCATATCCAAGCATAAATGCCAAGATTGCATCAATCATTATCTAATCCTTATCACCATTTCTTCTTAAAGAGATCTGCTATTAATGAGACTACACCCTTAGTCCAGTATACAATAAAAACGACTGTCGCAAAATAGATAATTAAATATAGAAATAATTCCATCATTACCAAATCCTCAAATCTTCAATATTCACTGGAGTGTAGTCAACATGCTCTACACATACGCACCGATACGGTCCAGGTGGTGATTCATTCTGGTGAATATGACCATGGACATTCAGCATCATATTCTTATTGTACTCAGGATCGTACTCATGTCCCGAAGGGCCTCTGCGCAGAGAGGATTCATGGACTGGCACGTGAGTGAACAACAAACCAAATTCGCGAAACATTCGCCACATTAGAATCTTTGTGAACAGTTCTTTCTTAGCCATGAATTTAGCATCATCATGGTTACCAACAATGAGTCTCTTTGATCCGTTCAACTGTTTGAACAATGGAAGAAACTTATCCTTGGGACCAATAAAGACATCACCGAGATGATACACGATGTCACCAGGCTTCACTACAGAGTTCCATCGTTCAATCATATACTCATTCATATGATCAACAGAGTCAAACCCTGGTCGAATCGGGTTACCGTCATTATCCTTAAAACCAAGAATGTTCTTATGGACAAAATGTGTATCAGAAATAATCCAAATATCACGATTCATTATTAGTATCTACCCCTATCCTGACTACCATCTTATTATATCACAGTTCAGTTGGAATGTAAACCATTATTAATCGCGGATCAGTCCAGGGAACGCATCGGTCACAAGTTTCTTGGTCAGACCCTTGTACTTTCCATCAAGACTCTTGTCCTTCATCCATACGACGATCTGCGCCTCTTCAGGATGAAGCGACTCGAGCATCTGAATAAAGATAGTTTCAATCTTTACGTTTGCTTTTGGTCGTTGAGGTGTCTTGACGAAGTACTTAAATCGTTTTGATTGTTTTAAAAGTGTCGATCCAAAAGTATGTTCGGAGCCTGGAGTATACGGAGCATCTCCCTTCGGTAGGTTAAACTCGATGGAGTCATCGAACGCGCCCTGAAGTACGTCACGCAGTCCCCGATGATTGTAAGTCTGAAGCACTTCGATCTTTTCTTTACGACTCTTTGCCTCGTCTACTCGTTTTAGAATGTCATGCACACCCATGTTCTTAATCTTATTCACAGCCATTTTAATAGAAATCCTCAATATCCGAAATTAAATTTTTACAACGTTTTGAAATGAGATACTTGAGAACACGATTGTTTGGTGTGTCCTCCTGACTCTCATATGTATTTATGATTTTTTGATATAGTTCAGTTGGAATCTCTTCAAGGTCAATCAGTTTCTTGTTGCGCATATAATTGCGATACGTCGTCGCATCCATTACAGACTCAAGATTCTGAACATTGTCAGTCCAATAGTCAATCTTCTTACGAGTGACCGGTGACTGACGAGTGCCCTCGACAAAGACATCATCGCCCGAGAGAACATTCGGCACACCATCGCCAGAGTCTCCCTTGAGAATATGTTCGAAGAGATATGTGTTCGGATTCCTATCCGTAACAAATTTATTCTGCATCGGCGAATACTGTTTGACATTGTTATATTTCTGTAGTTGAACGAAGTCCTTATCTGCAGAGATAATCATTACTTTGTCATGTTTTCCAAACTCTTGCGTTTCAAGAGTAAGTGTGCCAATGATATCATCAGCCTCAGCACCATCAACTTTCACGACTCGATAGGGCATGTGTTCTTCGATCTCTTCACGTACAAGATTAATGATACGAAAGATCTCGTCCCAGTTGGATTTCTCGACCTCGTCCTTTGACCGACCTTCACGCCGTTTGAACTTATAGTTCGGAAAATATTCTCTCCGCCATGTCGACGAGTCACACGCAATGACCATCTTACCATACTCTTTACGAAATCTTTTATTGTAAGATCGCAGAGAGTTCAGAATAAAGTGTCGAATCAGATTCTCCTCGATCTCGATCTTCTGAACGACGACCGATGAGATTGCGATTCCGTTAAAGTCTACAATGATCATTCCCATCCACCGATGAGTAATAGAGCAAAAACTGCAACCAAGAAAACGATTGCTACTATTTCATATATCATTATCTAATACCTCGTACTCTGATCTGTTTATGTCTCAAACGCATCAACGACTTGTGGTGTGTCAAATAAATCCGTGATGCCGATGGGTGTGATGTCCATGTTCTTAAACATGTTCTCTCCATATTGATTAAGATCATACCCAGACGTATTGTCTCTCGCCATCTCAACAACCTCTTCGGTATTATGAGCTGCAAAAATATAAAGACCACCGTACTCCGACGATGGAAACGGCACCCAATATCGTACTGCATATAAATTCATCACTCGTCCACTCCCCTAAGTTCATCCTTCATTGCTTGACCGATGAGAAACTCAAGGTCTGCAAGGATTGCCTGTGCGGCATCTTCGGGCAAGTCCCAAAGCATTCTACCGATCGCTATATTGAGAGCAGAATTGACTTCAGCTCGATACTTGGTGGACTTGTTCGTGGTATAGTAAACGTCTTTTAGAGTATCATAAAACTTGTCACCGAGTTTTTTGTATGTATCCATCTTGATTTTGTTTGTCATAATATATTCCTCTTTTTCTTTACGCAACCAGTTTGTACGGCTTGGAGAATCGACCAACGTTGATCGCGATGTAATGACTCAGATCAAAGTAGTCGGTCATTGAGTCGCTGTGATCATAGAAGTCAGGACCGCGCATTGCGTCAGCGAGTTCATTGAGGAAGTCGCGAGCAACACCATCAAAATGTTTGTCGATCCAGTAATGATTAACTTGAATGTAATCGCGACTCACATTAAAGTCGATGACACCTTCAGAAATATTTACAACGAGCGTTGAATGGTTATCAACTGCAATCGTGCCTTTCATGCCGTACTTCTTGAGAACGCTCTTGATCGTAGGAGCGAGGGACTTCTTCATGTCTTGTGATACGTATGCCATCTTGTGTAACTCTCTTTTCTCAACTTTCGAGACTAGTATAACCCAACCAAGGCACGTTGTCAACGATTTATTTGATCATTTTGAGAATAAGTCTTGTGACTGAGAGGAATATGTCTCGCGAAGATGATTGACGTGAGAGTTGCGTACGCGCGCAGAGATCCAAGTGTTGTAGTAGTCCTCTCGCAGAAGGACGTCTCGCACGAATTGCTCGCGCGTCTCGAGGTAGGTCATCTCTCCCTTTGTTCGACAGAGATAGAGGATAGTGCGCCGAAAGACGTGACGACCAAAGTGTTCGACGTCTTTTGAGAGTTCTTCGGATGATCCATAGTATTCTCGCCAGTCAGATTCGGCCTTGAATCGTTTCTTCTTCTTATTGACCTGACGAGTCTTGCGAAACGTGAAGTTCTTCTTGCCGATGTACGATCGACCGTTCGCCAGATTCTCAATAAGATACACGAACCCTTGATAAGGAAACGCCTTGTCCGTTACCTCAATCTCGGGTTCGTATACTTCACCATTGTATATCCAATATTCCATAGACGATATTTATATCGCCTACAGACCATCCTCTTCTTCGTCGTAGATAAAGTCTGCTGAGGCAGAGAAGTCGTCGATCAGTTCAACATCGTCGATCGACTCCTGACCACAGTGAGGGCAGAAGCGGACATCTGCGTCGGCCTCTTCAAACTCAACAGTGAATGACACACCGCAAGCAAAACACTTCGTCATGACATACCCTCCTTCATATACTTCTGGAGTTCAGTGAATCCGC